CGCCTTCCTGACCGTAAACCTGAGTGGGTATGAAAACAACATTAACTGTTAGTGATGATGGAATTCTTACATTCCCTGAAAAGTTTCTTGAAGAACTTGGATGGAAAGAAGGTGACGAGTTAGAATGGATTGACAACAATGATGGTTCTTTTTCTCTGAGGAAACATGACGAAACACTTTAAACAAACCTGTGACAAACCATATGATCGTCATGATTACAAAATAGTGTACTCAAACAATCAATCTGTCACGGTAGATTCATGGAAACAAGTTCAACAACTTTGGTGGGAAACTCCATCACAATTTCAATCCCATATTGAAGTTTTGGATAAAATTGATACTCGTCCTAAAGGATTTGTATGATCATTGACCATGATTACAAACAAGTACAAGTTCCACAGGAGATAGTTGATTTTTGTGATCACTTCACCTATAATGCTGAACGTGATGAACTGAAGTACCTTGATTGTATCTACATGAATATGGGGTACTATGGTGGTGACCCTGTACAACTTGAACAGATGAGACAACGTATTTTACCTATTTTTTGAATTTATTATGAACAATGATTTTTTGTGGGTCGAGCGTTACAGACCACAGACTATTGAAGAATGTATCCTCCCTGAGGCTACAAAGAAGACCTTTAAAGAGTTTCTAGATAAGGGTGAGGTTCCTAACCTTCTTCTTTCTGGTCCTCCTGGTGTAGGTAAGACCACTGTCGCTAAAGCCCTCTGTAATCAACTTGGAGTAGATTCCTATGTCATCAACGGATCCGATGAAGGTAGATTTCTTGACACTGTACGGAATCAGGCCAAGAACTTTGCTTCGACCGTATCACTTTCGTCAGATGCAAAACACAAAGTCATCATCATTGACGAAGCTGATAACACAGGGAACGATGTACAACTCCTCTTACGGGCAAACATTGAGACGTTTTATAGTAACTGTCGATTCATCTTCACCTGCAATTATAAAAACAAAATCATCGAACCCCTACATTCTAGGTGTGCCGTCATCGACTTTGGAATCAAGGGAAAAGAACGACAGGAAATTGCAGCAGGATTCTTCAAACGTCTCCAAGAAATCTTGGATGCAGAAGGTATTAAATATGATAACAAGGTCCTGGTAGAACTCATCAACAAACACTTCCCTGATTGGCGTCGTGTTCTGAATGAGTGTCAACGTTATTCCACAAGTGGTAGTATTGATTCTGCTATTCTTGCATCATTCTCTGACGTATCTGTAAATGACCTCATCAAAAACCTCAAAGAAAAGAACTTCTCCGAAGTTCGCAAGTGGGTTGTTTCTAACCTGGACAATGATGCTAGTGTCCTTTTCCGTCGTATTTACGATGCTCTTGTTGTTTCCCTTGAAAACAATAGTATTCCTGCTGCTGTGTTGGTTCTTGCTAAGTATCAGTATCAGGTTGCGTTCGTGGTAGATCAGGAGATCAACTTCCTTGCAGCTCTGACAGAAATAATGGTTGAATGTGAGTTTAAGTGACTAAATCTAAAACAAAGAAAAGACACCAAGTAAAATCCAGATGGTATTATATCTTCTGGGGTACGGCAACTATATCTGTAGTTCTGGGTCAACTTTATGTTGGAACCGGATACTATCAGATGGCTAATAAAGTAAATACCATATTGGAAAAATTAAAATGAATGTAAAACTATTTCGTATTATCACTGGTGAAGAAGTGATTGCAGAACTTCTTTCTGAAGATGACTCAACTGTGACTCTTCAGAACGGCCTAGTTGTTCTTCCTTCTGGACAGAGTGTTGGGTTTGCTCCATGGGCAATGGTGATTGATAAGGATCAACCTGAGATCACGGTAAGTAGAACACACATCGTATACATCGCTGAGGTTGATGAAGGTATCACCAAGAAGTATAATGAGGTGTATGGAAGTAAACTGGTAACACCAGACAAAAAGAAATTGATTCTTTAAATTATGGAACTTAAGGACTGGTTGAACTCAATTAATTTTACCAAGGAGAATCTGATTAAAGATGAACCTTCTTTGGCAAAAGAATATCCACCATACATCATCAATCGTTGTCTCTCTGGACACATGGATTGTATTATGTTCGCCAATGAGATGAACAAGTACAGTTTTTTAGATAAAGATATGCAATATGAATTTTATCTAAATATATTGAGAAAGAGGAAGAGATTCTCTCCCTGGCTCCGCAAAGATAAGATCTCAGATTTAGAGATTGTGAAACGTTACTATGGCTATAGTAATGAAAAGGCTTCTCAGGCTTTGAAAATTTTATCCAATGAGCAACTTAATTTTATTAAACAACGACTTGAAACTGGTGGAAAAAAATGACACAGACTGTTGAGCCTCAGGTTGATTGGTCGAAAGACCAAATGGTAGAGGTTAGGCTAAATGAACCTGATGATTTCTTAAAAGTTCGTGAGACTCTGACCCGTATTGGGGTTGCCTCTAGAAAAGAAAAGAAACTTTACCAATCCTGCCATATTCTTCATAAGCAAGGTAAATACTATATCGTACACTTTAAGGAGTTATTTGCCCTTGATGGTAAATACGCTAATCTTACTGTTAATGATGTTCAGCGTAGGAACCGTATTACTCGCTTGCTTGTTGATTGGGGCTTGATAGATGTTGTCATCGAAGAAGCGATTCAAGATATTGCACCATTGAATCAAATCAAAGTACTTCCTTACAGAGAGAAGACAGAGTGGATTCTAGAACAGAAGTATAATATTGGTAAGAAGAATATTGTGAAGGTTGGACAACCTGAATAAATAAGACTGAGACTCTTTTCGTGCGGTCTCTACAAAAGTCGGAACACCCAAAGACCTCTTGTCTCTTGACAGGGGTCTTTTTTATTGTTAAGGTAGAAATCTGTCATATGAAATTATGAGCCTAAAAGTCTGTAAAAAGTGTGGTGTCGAGAAACCATTCTCTGATTTTAGTAAGGGAGCTAAGAATCTACTAACAAATGGAGACTGGAAACAGTATTACAACTCATCATGTAAACAATGTAATCGCAAAGGATACACTCGCAAAGATAATGTAGACCCCAAAGTCTGTAGCAAGTGTGGTATCTTAAAACCGTTGAGTGAGTATGCACTGGAGAAACAACCTGTAGGTATGAGGTATCGTGCTCAATGTAAACAATGTAAGTTAGACAGACGTAAAGAATACCGTGCAGAAAATCCAGAGGTTCGTGAAAGAGAAAGAGAACTTAATCGATGGCGTTACAATAATATAGATAGTGTCCGTGAACGTGCTCATGAAGTTGCTAACAAGTCTCGTGCAAAACATAAGGATCGTAGGAACGCAGAACAACGTGAGCGTTATGCAAATGATCCAGAGTATGCAGAAAAACAACGTCAATATCAAAAAGATCGTTGGGCAAATATGACTGATGATGAAAAGAAAGAACATAAATTGATAACTGATCAATGGATTGAAAATAATAAGGAAAGATATGTTGAATATAAGAACCAGTATCACATAGATAATAAAGAACGGATTTCAGAAAGAAATAAAAAACATAGAAAGGAAAATCCTGAGCATCATAAAAAACTCAGAAAGTTACAGTATGAAAAACATCAAGAAAAACTTGTTGAAGATCAAAGGAAAATTAGAGATGATCGTAGAACTATTCTTAGGAACAGATTGGGGGGTAAGTGTGTAAGATGTGGATCGATTGAAAATCTGGAATTTGATCATATTATCAAAGAAACTAAATCATTTACTATTGCCAGTTCTTTGACTCGTTTTAATATTGAAAAGTTAATTCTTGAAGTAGATAAATGTCAGTTATTGTGTAGACCCTGTCATATTACTAAATCACATGAAGAAGGTGATTGGGGAAAACTTTCTGATAAAGAAAGAGAGAATAGGATTGGAAAATGATACCTTTACTTACCTATTTTTTTGTTTTTTCTGTTATAAATAATGAGTGAACGCCTTCGGGGTTCACACAATCAAATCTCGCTTATTTAAGGAGAAGTACATGGCCAATCTCATGAAGTATAATGCTGCCGACCTGGACAAATTCATGGACAGGATTACGCGTAACACAATTGGAATGGATGACTACATCGATAGAATCCTAAGAGGTCAAGAAACATCAAACTATCCTCCATACAATCTCATCCAAGTTAGTGATACAGAATCACAACTAGAGTTAGCTTTGGCAGGATTCAAACCAGAAGAAGTTAATGTCTACACAGAAGAAGGAAAACTTTTCGTCGAAGGAAAACGAGAAGAATCCACAAAAGAAACAACATTTGTCCACAGAGGAGTGGCTGCAAGATCTTTCACCAGAGCTTGGACACTGGCAGAGGATACGGAAGTTGGATCAGTCCAACTTGAGAATGGGCTGTTAACAATTTCTATGAAGAGGATTGTTCCAGAACATCATCAACGTAAGAACTGGTTCTAAATAGAACGTATCGTCGCCGCAGAGGGGTAACTGGCACAATCCAGTGACAACCCCTCTTTTTTATGTTATAATTTATAAGAGGTATATTGTAAAAAATGACTGTTAAACTATTGCTATTGAAGTCTGGAGAAGACGTTATCGCTGATGTACAAGAAATGTGTGTTGGTGATACAGAAAATCCAACGGTTGTTGGTTATTATCTCAAATATCCTTGTCGGGCAAAGTTGGTAAGTGAGACACAAGCTCAGAATGGAGAATCCAAACATCCATTTAGACTTCAACTCACTCCATGGATGCCGTTGACAAAAGATGACAGGATTCCTGTTGTTGCAGATTGGGTTGTATCTGTTGTAGAGCCAATTGATGAATTAAAAACCGCTTGGGAACAAGGAGCAAAGAAAAATGAAGATAGAAAACTTGAAACTACTGTCACTGACGGATCAGAGACTGATCCTGACACAGATTGAAGAGGTCTCTGCAGACCTTGGTGAACCAGACTGTAAACTGATAGAACCTTTTATTCTTGATGCCAGCACAATGACACTGGTCCCATGGTTTGTCGATGTCACAAATCAGAATGAGTTTATGATTAGTTCTGAAAAGATTTTGACAATTATGGAACCTAACAGTAAACTGAAAGTAATGTATGAGGATCTACTTAAGGAATGAATTTCTACACAAACATACAGATGATTGGAAATCAATTCCTTGTTCGTGGTTATGAGGACGGTAAAAGAGTTCACTATCGTGATACCAACTATCGTCCAACTCTGTATGTTAAATCTAAAGTTCCCACAAAATATAAAACACTTGAAGGTGAATATGTTGAGGCAATTCAACCGGGAACAGTAAGGGACTGTAGAGACTTCTATAAGAAGTATGATGAGATCGAGAACTTCAAGATCTATGGTAACGAGAGGTATATCTATCAATACATCTCTGATAAGTACCCTCAAAATGAAATAAAGTTTGACATCAAAAAGATGAGACTTTTGACCATTGATATTGAGGTATCATCAGAAGAAGGATTTCCTGACCCAGAACATTGTTCTGAAGAGATGTTGACCATCTCTATTCAGGATTATGCAACCAAACAAATCACAACATTTGGAAGAAAGCCATATACGCCTAGTCAGGATAATGTGACCTATCATTATTATCCTGAAGAAAGAGAAATGCTTGGTGCATTTATTAGTTGGTGGATGAATGACTATCCTGATGTTGTGACTGGGTGGAATACCCGTCTGTATGACATTCCATATATCTGTGGAAGGATTGATAGAGTTCTGGGTGAGAGGGCCCTTAGGAACCTGTCTCCATGGGGTCTAGCGACTAAGAGAGAGACTTGGATCAATGGCCGTATGTTTTATATCTACGACATTGGTGGTATCACTGACCTAGACTATCTGGAGTTGTATAAGAAGTTTACTTATGTGAATCGTGAGTCTTATCGACTGGACTTTCATTGCAGAGGTTGAACTTGGCCAAAAGAAATTAGACCACTCTGAATTTGATACATTCAAAGACTTTTATACTGGTAACTGGAAGAAGTTTGTAGAATATAATATCATTGACGTGCAACTTGTTGACCGTATGGAAGACAAGATGAAACTGATTGAACTTGCAATTACAATGGCATATGATGCCAAAGTAAACTATAATGATGTATTCACTCAAGTTACGATGTGGGATACTATTATCTACAATTACTTGAAAAATAAAAACATTGTAGTTCCACCAAAGAAAGCAAATAAAAAAGATGGAAAGTATGAGGGTGCTTTTGTAAAACCACCTACTCCAGGTACTTATGATTGGATTGTGTCTTTCGACCTTAATTCACTGTATCCACATTTGATTATGCAGTATAATATTTCT